AGGGTGAAAGAGATGCCTTGTGGGGTCTGTGGTCAGGCAGGGCCATCAGATGCTCACCACATTGAGCAGCATCAGCAGTATCTTTGTATTCCGCTATGTAAGGACTGTCACCAAGGTCACAATGGGATTCACGGACAGAAAAGAATCTGGTCAGTTTATAAGCAAACAGAAATGTCAGTTTTAAACGAAACCCTGAGAAAGTTGATAGGATAGAGATACTCGTTGCCATGAGTTTTAGAGGACTTGTTCTCTCTTTTTTTTTATGGGATAATGAACAAACTCCATGAGGATTGCCATGACAGGTTTGCTAGAACCATCCGTTAAGATTGAAATTGAGATACAAAGCCAAGAGAAAAAAGGCGAGGCTTGTCCTGTTGCTACAGGTGATGTTGAGGTCAATCTTGAGAATCGTCAGAAGGCTATCGACAAGGCTAACTATGGCCCAATGAACCCCAACGAAGCCAACATGGATTACTGGCGTGAGATCAGTAAGACTTGGAGAAACTCGCCAGATCAGGCTAAGAAGTCTCGTTGTGGTAACTGTTCAGCTTTTATCCAAACACCAAAGATGCTTGCTTGCATTGAGTCAGGCTTGGAGATGAATGGCGAGGAGATGGATGCTTGGGAAGTGATTGACGCTGGTGACTTAGGTTACTGCGAAGTATTCGATTTTAAGTGTGCTTCCAAGAGAACTTGTGAGGCATGGATTGCAGGTGGGCCAATAACCGAGGATGAATATGAGAACGACAAATCAGCAAGCTCTGGAAATGATGCAGAAGTTGATGCAGAAGAAGACTAAACCCATGCCTGTGCGTGGAGAGCGTACTGCAAAGAACAAAGCAAAGAAGCCTAAAAAATGAGCCTCTATGAGAACATCCGCAAAAAGCGTGATCGTATCGAGGCTCAAAAGGCTGCTGGCAAGACTCCAGAGCGTATGCGTAAAGTTGGCTCGAAGGGTGCGCCAACTGCGGATGCGTTTAAGCAAGCGGCTAAGACTGCTAAAAAGAAATGATTAAACGAGGCACAGAGCAGTTTTCTGGCTATAACAAGCCTAAGAGGACTCCTAACCATCCAACCAAGTCTCACGCTGTCTTGGCGAAGTCTGGTGAGGATGTAAAGCTGATTCGTTTTGGTCAGCAAGGCGTAAAGGGTTCACCAAAGAAAGCTGGTGAATCTGAGGCTGACAAGAATCGTAGAGAAAGTTTTATGGCTCGTCATGCTAAAAATATTGCAAAAGGCAAGATGAGTGCTGCTTACTGGTCTGCCAAGGAAAAATGGTGAACAACATGAAAATGACAAAAGCTGGTCAGAAGAAAGTTGGCAAGGTAATGGGTGAGTACAAAGAAGGCACATTGCACTCTGGTAAGGGTGGCAAGGTTGTCAAGAATCCTCGCCAAGCGGTCGCCATTGCCCTTAGTTCTGCTTCAAAAGTAATGAAGAAAAAAAGCTAAGTTCTAGCTTTTGATGTTCTGAATTTGTCAGGACTTGTAAGTTTTCAATTCTGTTATCTCGACAGTCGCCATTGATATGGTGAACTTGCTCATTTCTGTCTAACTTTCTTCCTAAATGTTGTTCCATTAAGTAACGATGTTCTCTAACTATTTTTCCATCAATACGAATAGTTTTGTATTTGCGTGGTTCTGATAAACCAGCACTACGCATTAAAGGACTATTATTTCTAGCTTTTTCTGCTCTTTCTGGATGAGCATAACCAAGACAAGACCGAGAACAATATTTAGCAGTTTCTAATCTGTATTGAGGAACATAGTAGTCTGACTGACAATGCTCACATTTAAGTGTCATTCCATTCCTACGCTTTAACCCATTCTCTTTGCCATAAATACTAGCCAAATGAGTTGATTGACAAACACGGCAACAGTATTTAGTACTTTTCTTTGCAGCATTGAAATCTTTGTGGCAAAATAAGCATTGCTTGACTCTCATGGTAATCCTTTAAGTTATGTGGTGTAGCTATTGTACTATCTGAGTCAAGCCCAGTCAAATAACTTAACCTTGACCAACCCTAGAGGAGTCAAACATGATTGAAAAACAATCAAACATTTCATCTCGTGGTGGAGCGAGAGAAGGCGCAGGAAGACCTAAAGGAAGTCTTGATAAGGGCAATGCAATCCTTAGAGAGATGATTCTGGAGGCTCTAGAAGGCGCAGGTGGCGTAACTTATCTCATAGATAAGGCAGAGAGCCACCCACAGGCGTTCATGGGACTAATCGGTAAAGTCTTGCCACTCCAAGTAACTGGAGAAGAAGGTAAAGACATTCAGATAAGCGTCCAATGGCAGAAGTAATCGAGATTCCTTACGCACCCAGAAAACAACAGCTTGCTATCCATGAACTGATGGACAGTAAGCGTTTTGGTGTTGTTGTTGCTCATAGGCGCATGGGCAAGACTGTCTCTGCAATTAACCATCTAATCAAGGACGCTATCCTCAACCAGAAGGAAGCACCTAGATACGCATACATTGCACCTACCTATGGACAAGCTAAACGAGTGGCTTGGGACTATCTTGTTAAGTATGCTGACCCACTAGGAGGCAGTAGCAATATCTCTGAGTTGCGAGTTGACTTCTGGGGTAGGCGTATTCAGCTTTATGGCTCAGACAATCCAGAAGCATTGCGTGGTCAGTACTTTGATGGGGTAATCCTCGACGAAATTGGTGACCAGAATCCTAAGATATGGACAGACATTATTAGGCCCGCTTTGGCTGACCGCAAGGGTTGGTGTATGTTTATTGGCACACCCAAAGGTCACAACCACTTCAAAGAACTGCGAGACAGGGCAGAAACTGAGGATGGATGGGGTTTGCTAGAGTTCAAAGCCTCTGAAACAGGGGTGGTGGACGATACAGAACTCAAGGCTGCTCGTAATGAGATGGGTGAGGATAAGTACCGCCAAGAGTTTGAATGTAGCTTTGACGCTGCTGTAGAAGGCTCTTACTATGGTCAGATTCTCAATGAACTTGAAGACAAGAAGCATATGCAGGAGATTCCCAGAGAGGAACTAAGCCGTACATTTACAGCTTGGGATTTGGGAATGGGTGATTCAACTTCTATCTGGGTGGCTCAGTTAGTAGGTACTGAGGTGCGTCTGATTGACTACTACGAGAATCATGGTGTTGGACTAGACCACTATGTGAAGTGGATTAGGGACAATGACTACATCAAAGCAGAGCATATCCTGCCCCATGACGTTAGGGTCAGAGAGTTAGGTTCTGGCAAAAGCCGACTAGAGATGCTTGAGGAAGCAGGATTAGAGATAAAGATTGCCCCGAGGATGGGTTTAGATGATGGTATCCAAGCTGTCAGAAGGTTGCTGCCAAGGTGTTGGTTCAATGTTCCTAAAGTCCAAACAGGGTTGAACTGCCTGAGAAACTACCGCAGAGACTACGATGAGAAGCGTAAGATTTTCTATGAAAGACCACTACATGACTGGTCTTCTCATGGTTCTGACTCATTCCGATACTTAGCCCTTGGACTTGATGAAGGTCACAGTACATGGTCTAAACCGATTAACCAAACACCGAAATGGATTGTCTGATGTATTTAATGCCACAAGGGGTAAATCTAGCCCCAAAAGTAAAAGAACTTGAAAAGCGTGTCGAACTGTTGGAAAATATGATAAAAGAGTTAAAATTGGACAAACCCAGAATGGGACGCCCTCCAAAGGACAAAAATGGCACAGAACGAGTTAATGTCGATAATCCAAGCAGAGATTGACGATGCTATTGGATACATTGAATCTGAGACAGTAGAACAACGCAAACAGGCTCTAGAAGCGTATCTACGACAGCCTTATGGGAATGAGGTAGAGGGCAAGTCTCAAATTGTTACAGGTGAAGTTGCAGAAGCCATTGATGGTGCTTTGCCTTCACTTGTTCGCATTTTCACAGGCTCAGACCAGATTGTTGTGTTTGAGCCTCAAGGCCCTCGTGACGAAGCATCTGCCAAACAAGCAACAGACTATTGCAATTGGGTCTTCCAAAGGGACAACGAAGGTGTAGCCATTCTGCATGACTGGTTCAAAGATGCCTTAATGCAAAAGAACGGCATCGTTAAGGCTTATTGGGAAGACAAAGAAAACATTACAAAAGAGCGTTACTTCAACTTGTCTGATGACGAGTTAGCAATGCTTATGTCTGATGAAACAATGGAAATTGTTGAGCAAGACACAGAAGAATTCCCTATCCTAGACCAGATGGGTCAGCCAGTATTTGACCAACTTGGTCAGCCAATGTTTAACGCTGTTCATAACATTGTTGTTCAGCAAAAGAAAATGGTAGGCAAGGTAACAATTGAGAATGTTCCTCCAGAGGAGTTCTTGATTAGCAAGAAGGCTCGTACTATTGCTGACAGCCCATTTGTTGCCCATCGTCAGATGTTGACTCGTAGTGACTTGATTGCTATGGGCTTCAACAAGAAGCAAGTTTTAGGTTTGCAGATGGACGATGCTCTTGCTTATACGCCAGAGCGAGTTGCTCGTTTCTCAGCAGGTGAGCAGCCTTACCAAGTTCAGACTGATGACCCTTCAATGCAAGAGATTGAAGTCTTTGAGTGCTATATCAAAACTGATATAGATGGCAAAGGCATTGCATCATTAGTCCAAGTGTTTTATGCAGGTAATGAGATTCTGCAAAACAAAAAAGGTAAGGAAATGGTTGAGGAAGTGGACTATGTTCCTTTCCATTCAATCTGCCCTATCCCAATTCCACACAAGTTCTTTGGCAACTCACTTGCTGACAGAACAGTTGACCTTCAGTTAATCAAGACTACTATCACTCGTCAGATGTTGGATAACTTATATCTGACAAACAATGCACGAGTTGTTGCTGTTGAAGGTCAAGTAAACCTTGATGACTTGCTTACATCTACTGCTGGTGGTGTTATTCGTGCCAAGTCTCAGGGTGCTGTTCAACAGTTAGTTGTGCAGAACGTGGCTCAAGCTGCTTTCCCAATGCTTCAGTATTTAGATACAGTACAGTCTAAGCGTACTGGTGTGTCTGATGCCTCACAAGGGCTAGACCCTGCTATCTTGCAGAACGTGACTGCTGCTGCGGTAGCATCTATGCAACAAGCTGGCGCAGGTAAGATTGAACTGATGGCTAGAATCTTTGCTGAGACAGGCGTTAAGTCTTTGTTCCAAGGCATCTTGCATCTACTTTGCAAGTACCAAGACAAAGCACGAATGGTTCGTATGCGTGGTGAGTTCGTAGAGTTTGACCCTAGAACATGGGCTAACCAATATGATGTGTCTATTAACGTAGGTCTGGGTGCAGGTAACCGACAAGAGCAGATGGCTATGTTGTCGATGGTTCTTGCTAAACAAGAGCAGTTGATTGCTCAGTACGGCCCTGCTAACCCTTACGTTTCACCTGCTCAATATCGTGGCACTCTGGGACGCATGGTTGAGATTGCAGGGTTTAAGGATTCTGCTGAGTTCTACAAAGCGATTACACCAGAGCAAGACCAAGCATTGAGCAATCCTCCTCCACAACAACAACAAATGCCTCCAGAAGTTCAAGCAATTATGGCTAGGACTCAGGCTGAGATACAAGCTAACCAAGCTAAAGCACAAGCTGACATTCAGTTGAAACAACAACAGATGCAGATTGATACAGAGATGGCGCAACAAAAGGCTACTGTTGAAATGCAGATGATGCGTGAGAAAGAAGCTG